TGCGACCATGATAAGGATATGATATACCGAATGAGGTTGAAAGGTATCATGGCGTTGAGTGCCGAGAAAGGTGCGGGGTCGATACTGAATGGTGTGTTGTACGTGAAACAGAAAACAGTCAGGTACACGAAGCGTTCGAGGAATCTAGCGATGGAGTTGGGTAAGTATCGGTTCGTTGAGATAGATGGGCAGAATACGAACAAGGTAGTGGATGAGTATAATCATTTACTCGATTCGTGCCGTATGGCGATGTATTCGCACCGATATAGGGCGAAGGATGCCGACACCACCGACACACGCCCCGAAGAAAAATAATATTAGGAAGTATGAAAGGTTAAATATATATTTGCGGTATGAAAAAACTAAGCATCATAGCAGTTAGCCTGCTCGCCCTAACATCGTGCCAACGTCAGCGTTGTTGGGAATGTACGGAACAACACCCATTGTTCGTAACGAAAATGATTACGTGCGATAAGACTGCACGTGAGATGAAAGACATGGAAGCTATGTGGGCGGAACGTGGTTTGAAGTTGGATTGTAAGGTTAAGAGATAGGTATGGAACTAGCACGAACACAACTAGAAAAACATAAGATGATAGCGTTTGATGTAGATGCTAATGATTATATAATGGGAGACTTGACTAAAAAAGTAGCTAAGAATATAGAGTTTTTAATACTTGAAATATTAGAATCTAAAGGATATAAATTTAATACTCAACAAGGTTTTTTAGATTTTTGTAAAAATAAATTATCGGCAATCCGTAATCAGGATTATTCTATAACTACTTTATTTTTAGATGAGAAGCCACTATTATCTTACACTTATTACGTTGTATATCCTTTGGGTAAGACTAGCGGTAAAGCTAAATTGTCTTATACGTATAATTTCCAATAAAAAAAATATTTGTAATAAATAAAAAGATATTTTATATCTTTGCATCATAACTGCCCACCTACGTAAAGTACCGATGTAATATCAGGCATGAGTAGATTGGGTTTAAACGAAAAGTTTGGCAAATTTATTCTCATCTTTGTTTGGAAAGATAGGCTCTATTTCAGGGTCTAATATATCTACGCCACAACAACAAGGTATCAACTTCTTTGAATACAACAATGAAGTTCTATGGCGTGGGATTGACAATGATAGTATCGAATACTTCATGTTGAATTGCCCACCGCTATCAACGATTATAAATCGGAAGGCTACGGCATTTATTAATGGTCGTGCCGAAATCTTAGACGTTAAGACTAAGAATTACGTTACAGACGAAAAATTACAGAAATTATTGCACAAGCCTAATCCGATACAAACGGATAGGCAATTTCGTGCGCAAGTATATACATACATTCAGTTGTATGGGTATTGCCCCGTTATGATGAAATATCCTGCTGGGATGCGTTCACCTGAATACTTGCAGTCGTTGTATGTCATACCACCGAACTACGTTAACATCACTACGAATAATAAGTACACGGGTGCTAAGACGCACATGGATATGATAGATAAGATAGATTTCGTATATGGCGGGGAGACTACCGAACTAGACAAGCGTAACATCTACATATTTACCGACATTAGTACGAACTTCGATAACCTAGCTATACCTGATTCACGGTTGATTAGCTTGAAGTACCCAATGAATAACATCATTAAGAACTTTGAGGCTAGAGGCACTATTGCCGAGAAACGTGGTGCGATTGGTATTCTATCGAATAGCCGACATGATAACATTAGTACGTTACCTATGTCGGATAGCGAGAAGAAAAAGCTACAAGACGATTATGCTAGTTATGGCATGAAGAAGAATCAATGGCAGTTGATTATAACCAACGCTGCGTTGACATATCAACAGATGGCTATGCCAGTACGTGATATGATGTTGTTGGAAATGCAAACGGCTGATGTAATGACTATTGCCGATGCGTATGGGTATCCATCGGTGTTACTAGCTAATGAGAAAGGAACAACGTATAGCAACCAAGAGGGTGCAGAACGTAAGTTTTACCAAGATACGATAGTGCCTGAGTGCGATAACTACACCGAACAACTCAACGATATGTTGATGTTGGCGGAGAAAGGCTATGAGGTTAACTACGATTACACATGGTTGCCATCTCTACAAGAGGATGAGAAGTTGAAGGCTAGCGTGAGGTTGATACAAGGTAAGGCAGTTATACAAGAGTTCCAAGCGAATGCGATTACATGGAACGAAATGCGAGAAGGATTATACCTAGACACGGTTGCGGGTATGGATAAATATTATTACGAATTAAAAAAACAATATGGCGATGAAAAAACTGATGGAACAGCTTACGTTGAGCAAAGACTTGATTAAAGCGTCAGGGAATGCCCCACATATAATTAAAGCTAGTGCCGATATGCTAGAAAGTACGCATATCACAGGCATTGGCATCACAGGTATCAACCCTGAAAACGTTGGGTACATCCCATCGAAGGGCGATAACTCATCTAGCATCTTGGATTATCTACCGAAAGTTAGCGTGAATAGCGCAACGGTGGTGATAACGAACGAGGTAAGCGATGATGGAAGCCCTGATATAGTAGACGAGGGGGATGGTAAACCACAGATAGACTTCGATGATGAGGTATCGAAACCTACGTTGAAGAAGTTTGCGGAGTATATCAAGATTAGTGAGGAAATGATTAACGATATATCGTTCATGGATTCACAGATACGTGGGGTATTGATGCGTAGACTACGTAACACAATAGCTGATTCGTTCATGGTTGATTTGCTTGCAGCAGCACCTAAGTATAACGCAGCGAACCTAACGGCTGGTACAACAGGTACGCTGGTTAAGGACATACTACCTGCGGTAACGGCTGATATGCAAGATTTAGGCGGTTATAGCATGAATCTATGGATGTTACCGCAACCAGACTACGCTAAGATGTTCAACGAAGCGGGTACGAATTTCCTATGGTATGCGTTAAACGAACCTACGATTATGAATAACAACAACGTAACTGCGGGTAACATTGTAGCTATTGATAGTTCTATGTTCCCATTGTATGTATACAAAGATATGGATATTCAGTTTGGGCGTGAGGGTGACGATATGACTAAGAATATGATAACGGTTCGTTGTGAATCACGTATTGGTTGGAATATCGATGGTAATAGCTTGCAAGCTCTTTATAACGACACAATATCAGCAACATTGGCAGCAATACTATAACTATGAAAGAAATAACGAAAGAACAGTTAGAAAGCCTAGAGAAGTCTAAGAAAGAAAAAGCGAAGGTTATTAAATCTAAGAAAATTGTAAAGAAATGACACATCAAGAAGCATATCAACGTAAGTCTGAATTAATCGCACTAAAAAAAGTTGGGTTAAAGAAAACTGATGCTATTAGTGTATACTCTTATGCTAAAGATTTTGATGTTGTAAAGGCTAAGAAGCAGAATGCACAAGGTATTGAGGTAGATTCAGCGATGGTTGAAGTTATAGCTAATACATATTATTGGCTAGATAGTCATGGAGATGTACACGTAAAAGGTACGTTTACTAAATCTATAAAAGAAAACATTAAAAACATTTACCATTTAGATAACCATAACCATTTATTTAGTGGTGTTATTGGGAAAGTGCAAGAAGTAAAGGAAATATCTAAGTCATGGAAAGATTTAGGCGTTGATAAGGATGGGCAAACTATTTGCGTTTATGGCAAATCTGAAATAAGCGAAGAATACAATATGCAAGCAGTTGATTTATACGCTAATAAGTTAGTTTATAATCATTCAGTCGGTATGGTATATATAAATATCGATTTAGCTATAAAAGAAAAAGGTCCTGCTTACGTAAATGAAAACAAAGCGTGGGATGAAGTTTACCCATTGTTAGGTAATCCCGAAAAAGCAGATGAGAATGGGTGGTTTTGGGTTATTAGAGAAGCTAAATTAAAAGAATTTTCGGGGTTATTATGGGATGGAAGCAACCAATTAACGCCTACCGAATCAGTAACATCAGAAATAGAGGAAGCCGATGAAATAATCACTTCTACTAAAATAGAGCCGTTGCAAGACACTCCGAAGCCTATGGATTGGGCAAAGATTATTAACAATATAAACATTTAAAAAATGACACAAGAAGAATTACAAGCACAAGAGGCATTGACCTTGAAGATGCAAGAAGCCACTAAAGGTTTCGTAAAACAAGATGCCATCGATACTGCAAAAGCAGAAATTCAAGCATCGCAAGAAACAGCGATTAAGTCGTTGGAGGGAGTATTAGTTGAGCAAGGTAATTTGATTAATGAGTTAAAAGAAGCTAAGGTTAAAGCCGAAGCACCTAAGACTATCATTGGCGAGATTACCGAGTTGGTTAAGACAACTAAGCAAAACGATTACAACGATTTCAAAGCTAAGAAAGCACCAATGAAAGTGCAATTGAAGTCTGCGGGCGATATGACTATCGCTACGAACGTAACGGGCGAAACTACATTGTTGCCAACAGCTACGATGTTAACAGGTTATAACCCATATCGTTGGAATCCTGCTACGTTTTGGGATTATGCAAACGTAAGACGTACCGCTGCACCGATTATCTCATGGGTAGAAGAAGTTAACCCTGATGGTACGCCTGCGGTTGTATCTGAAGCTGGTCCTAAACCTGCTATCGACTTTGATTTGTTAGTTGAGAAGTCAAGTGCGATTAAAATTGCCGACAACTTGAAAGTATCTGATGAAATGTTAGACGATATTTCATTCATTGGTAGCGAAATTCAAAGCAACTTGGTTGATAGAGTACGTTTAGCTACAAGCTCAAACATTTACACGTATATCACTACATTGTCAGGTATTTTGACTGCGGTTGATTCTACTTTAGATGGTATGGGCGGTTCAGCACCTACAATGTGGCAGTTGATTTCAGCATCTAAGACAACAATATTGAAGAACAACCACCGTTGTACTCATATCTTCCTTAATCCAACAGATTATGGTCGTTTATTGTTGACTAAAGGCGTTGATAACTATGCAGTTCACTTGAATTTGAGTGCTATCGTAGTAGATGGCGTGAATATCGTAAGTTCTAACGCAGTGCCAGTTGACAAGTTCTTAGCTTGTGACTTAACTAAGTTGAATGTTTACACGTATATGCCTCTTGAAGTTGAAATGGGATGGGTTAATGCCGATTTCACGAACAACATGAGAACATTCGTAGGTGAGCATCGTATTCACAGATTTATTCGTGGTAACGACAAGACTGCGTTCTTGTATGGTGACGTAACAGATTCATTAACAGCATTAACACTCTAGTAAAAACATGAAACAATTATTTCTAGTTGCTCTCATAGCTTTAACAGCTATCATCAACACAAACGGACAAGGTAGAGCATTGGTAATGTCAGGTAGCCATACGACATTTGATACGGTAACGAATGCAGGTACAACGTACTTGACTTCACCTGCGTTGAATGCTTACGAAACGGGTAAATTCGCATTGACTTTGTACACGACTAACATTAGTGGCACATCGACATACAAAGCTATCGTTCAAGGTAGTAACAATGGCGGTGCTTCATGGGAGGATGTGTATCAAGTAGCGGGTACTGATGGTATTCAATGTGATACTTTACAAGTAACGGCTGCTGCACCTGCGGTACACTCATGGAATTTACAACCACAAGCGGTTCGTAGCGTATCATCAAGCACATTCCTATATACGGGTTGTACTAGATTCTTACAACTACGTGTAGCGTGTGTCGGTACGGGTACGCAATCGACTAAAGTATCAGCTTTACTTTTACCAATAAAATAAATTACCACACATGAAGGTCAGAATTATTAAGAAGCATTACAATTACGCCGTAGATAAGATAGTAGATACCAATGATGTTATCGCAGAGAAACTTATCAGACTTGGTGTAGCCGTAAACGCTGATGAACCAACAGAAGAAACATTAGAAGAAAAGCCTAAAACGACTAAGAAAAAGTAATGGCATACGCAACACGATATGGCAACTTTGTAGGGCAAATGGCAATACCTAACTTGTCTACGGATAGACCTGATGGGCAGTTGATAAATACTCTCATAGAACGTATTGAACCTGATTGGCTTGATACGTTCTTTGGAGTACCAACTGCAATATTAGTTCAAGATGAAATAGACAACCAAACGGGCAATACTCCGTATGCGGAAATTGTCAATGGTGCTACATTTGTTGACTTGCAAGGCGACACTCAAATATGGGTAGGACTAATTAATACTAAGAATTTCAACCCGATAGCTAACTACATTTATTGTGAATACCTTAAAGACAAGGAGATACCGCTAACTAATATTAGTGGTGTAAAGCAAGCAAATGAAAATGGCATTAGAGGCGATATGAGTATGAAAATGTCACGAGTTTGGGCGGACATGGTTAAGATGAATTTCACATTACACGATTACTTAGTTTCAATAAAAGGAACTTATCCAACGTTTGATAGTGAATACATTGGATTCAAGTACGACCCATACAGAATACCATATTATCGTGCCGACTTGTACCCTAATCAACTATTGTTTCAGAACTTAAATCAATATGGTATCTAATGCCTAAAACTTATACATATTTACCACAAGATATCCCTAGCATTATAGGCAATATCGTTGAGCAGTTGAGTGTAAACTTAGCTACTCAATTAGGGCATAGTGTCGATTTCTTACATGGAACTTGGCATTCTATTGAGGGTAGAATTATAGATAAGTCAACGGGTACGGTTACTAAGGATTCAACGTTCCCATTGATATGCTTGATACAAGTATTCGAGGAACGATTCAAGGCTGATACGGAGTATAGCGATGTAACGTTAACGTTGTTGTTCTGTAACATAAGCGAACCATCATGGTATAGTGAGGATAGATATGCTAACAACTATCTACCAACGTTATATCCGATGTATGCGGAGTTCATGCAACTACTCAATGAAAGTCCTTACTTTGTAGGTTACAACGTGCTATATCCCGAACATACTAAAGTAGATGATTTACACCTCCCCGAAGATAACATGAACAAGCTACCTGCTTGTCTTGATGGCTTATGGGTACGTGATTTGAAACTTAAAGTAGATAACAAGTGCTTGCCCGTTGAGAATTGGGTAAGTACTATATTAGAGTTCGGTACGATTACGTATAACGACCCGACTATTGACATTCAGACTAGAATCGTATTCGATACGATAGAAGGCTTCAAGAATGATAGCTTGTTTAGAGTATTCTATACGGCAGACAATGGGAGTACGGTGAGTGCGGTAGTAGCGTCAGGGCAAGGTTACGAATACTTATCTAGGGTAGGCAACACGCTAACATTCAAGGTAACAGATGTTACGCTATTGACTAAAACAATAGTGTATACGTCTACGATACCATACGTTGCAGGTCAACCCCCCGAAGTGGTAGTAACGGGTAAAGTAAGTTCTATGTCAAATCTAAGACCTTTGTGGGTAAATAAAAACAACATTCAAGATAGTATAACAACTTAAAAATAATTTAAAATGAGATTCATTAATTTACAATGTGCAGGTGACAATATGAACACAGGCATACAATCATGCTCATGGAATCCTAGCAACATTACAGGTGCTATCCATGTGCCACACGGCAAAGCATATTCAGCTACCGATGTATCGGTATTATGGACTACTTTGCAAGCAGACTTAATCGAAGATTCTAAGACTAAGAGAATCTATCCAGTTGGTCCGTTCAAGGCTATTACCGACAATTCAACCGATGTTCAAATCGAAACAGATGGTTATGGCGGTCAAACTTTTGTTCGTGATGGCGATTACAATTGGACTTTCGAGTATAAGAATGGTATGTGCTTCTACAAAGCATTACGTACATTCCACACTAAGAATAGTTCATTTGATGTATTCTTCATTGACGAAGTAAACAACGTGCTATGGGGTACTGAAAACGCTGATGGAGATTTAGTTGGGTTTAGCTTAGAATTGCTAATCGTACCTAATATCAAGATTAACACGGGTGACGCTTCAACTAAGTACATGATTACTTATGGCTTACAAGACCCAACCGAGTTAAACGACAATAGCTATGCGGTATCGTTCCCTAACAACCAAAAACTTATGAAGTTGTCAGGATTACTTGATACTACATTAGTTGCAACGTCTACTATTAGCTCGTCTACTGGTGATGTCGATGTTACGTTGAACTCATCATGTAACGCAACAGATTTAGCCGAGTTATTCCCTACGGAATTAGCGGACATTTCACCTGCACCTGCGTTCACTGTTTATAACGTAACACAAGCGGCTGCGGTAGCTATTACGGGTATCGTAGTTAATGGTAGCACGATTACGATTACAACCGATGCAACAGACCACGCACCTGCCGATATTTGTACGATTCAGTTCGGTCCAATATCAGCTATGCAAGCGGTAGGTATCTTGGGGTATGCACAGTCTAACGTAGTAAATGTAACAGTAGCATAATGGAAGTATTAAAATTCAATAATTGTAGCTTTAAGGTTGACCACGTATTAAGTTACACACGCAAGAAGTTCATTAAGGCTTACTTAGGTCGTAACTACTTCAAGGGTGCAAATCAA